TGTGCCTTGACTGAGTCAATGAATCGATTGATGTGGATGCTCACACAAACACCTCTTCATCCAAGTAGCGCCGCAGTTCCTTGTCAAGAGGTTCCACGGTGTAGTTGTGCTTGAAAAAGATCTCATATGAGTCCGATCCATACTTGCCAATGCCATACAACTTGGTAGCATCATTGCCGTCCCAATTGACATAGTCTTGAGTCATCCTGCGTATGCGATTCTCTTTGACTGTGCTCATGCCCAGGCTCCAGATGATGTTCTTTACTTCTTCGGGTGTGCTCCGCAGCAACCACATTGGTGTAGGCCAGTGATGCATGAAAAGTGGATACACAGTTTTAACAGGTTTGCGGCCTGTTTGATTCAGCATGATCACTGCTACCATGTGCCTCCACTTTTCCACATAAGGAATATCTTCCGCGCCCAGTTGTTGCTGGACCATGAGATCATCGCGTAGGGGTTCAATCATCGTGTTTGTATAAATTGGTCGAGTTCAGGAGGCTTCCATCCCTCAGGTTTAAGAACTTTGCCATCTTCGCGTTTTGTCACGAATCCCGTGATAGGATCAATCTTGTCAAGATTACTTCTCATGACTTCGGCCCAGGCACCTTCACCATCTACACCGAGACTGTGGATAGCACCAATGGTCACAACCATGATGTCGATTAAGGCATCCAAACATTCTGTTGGGTTAGCAGCAGCATTGGCTACCCAAAGTTCTTCTACTTCTTCTTGGATAAGTTTGGTATAGAGATTGAACTGAGGTTCATTCCACGCACCAGTGGGTTGGTTGCATGCTCGCATGAAGCGAGCTTGATCACGGAAGGGGTTTGTCATTGGCTTCTTCTCTGGTATAAAAAGGACCTTGGTAAGGATATCGTTCCAAGGTAATCAGCTTGGGGCTTTGTACTATGCTCCAAGTTCTGCGTTGTTTGACCTGATACCAACCAGCAGCATACCACGAGCGTGATTTGTTGTTCTTGGTAAACAAGGGCAATTTGTGTTGAACATTCCAAATAGGATTATAAACCCGTGACCCTGAAGGATAACCTTGCACTTGGTAACTGGCCGGTTCCTTATTGGTCTTGTTTCCTACTGCTGGAAATTCGATATCAACTTGTTTTCGTATCATGGCCATGGTCTTGAATGGCATCACACGATTGTTGATCCTCACTGCAAAACCATCTCCTGTGGCTTCGATGTTACCGACCTTTTTGTCATCCTGTGTAAGGATGTAAAAACGGTCTTTAACTATGGGTTTAGCTATTATGCTCATATAGTTTCCTTTGTGTTACAAGTTCGTACGGATCAATTCCATGTTCCTTGTTAAGTGCAGTCTTTACCCAATCGGGTAATTGATCGATGTCTTCTTTAGTAACCGGAGTTGTGTCAGGCCAATCGTTACCTTTTATAGATTCATAAATTTCTGATAATCGATAAAAACTCACATTTTGTTCTAGAGCCAATCCCAGTGTGCTTTGTGATGCATATGGCATTTTCAAATACTCTAGGGCAGTCATCGACTTTATTTTTGAAAAATATTCTTGTTCTGATTTAGAAAAATTTGACAACAAATTTTTATTAAAATAAGATTGCAAGAAAAAGTAGTTTGGAGTTTTGTTCAGTGCTTTTGAGTTCGCGATATTACACAATGCTTTTAATAGAAAAAATTCTGGATCAGTATCTAAAGTATTCATCCAAAAATCGTAATATTCTGGTTTAGTTATCCAAACTGATGAGTCACCGACTATAACAATCTTTATTTCGTTGTTGTGCTCTAATGTCTTTATTGCGTCGACAATAGTAGGCCATTTGTTATTGCCATAATCATCTTGACATATTAACCCGTTTTTAGACAAATTGTTTAGATAAAATCTCAAATCAGATAAAGTTATTTTAAAATTTTTGGATCCATCGATATGGCAATATGAAAATTTAGGAAAATTTCTATAATCCAAATCTTTGCTGTCGACCTGAAACAATTCTAAATTAGAATCAGGCCAATAACTTGTGTCAGTATAAGTGGTCAACTGCTCTTTGTTTTTATCAAACACAAAAAATACTCGATTTGATAATTCAGATAATTCCGTTAATGTAAAGGTACTGCCACCTACTCCAATCTCGGACAAGTCTCCATCTCCCAACAACAATGACAAGTATCCTAAGTAATAAAATAAGATTGTATCACAATAGGATTTCAAACAACATGTAATTTTTTTTTGTGCTGACAATTTTAAAAATTTAGCTTGATCAACAATCATCTAGTGTTCCTTTGTATGTATTGTTGAGCCAGTGAGCGTATTGCTCTGGAGATTCAGATATCTTTGTGAGTTCGTATTTGCCACAGAACTTCATGAACCTCACACCCACTTGTCCAATGTCCTTGTGGCTGATCTGTTCGCGGATAGCACCATCCACCTTGGCCTTGATCTCTTCGGGCTGTGCTGTAAGGTCCACTAGCACACGATTGCGTTCGTAATCGTCTTTCACACGATGTTCTACACCGTTGTGATCTGACCAGCGTTGCAGCATGAGATTGTTCCAATTGAAGCCGCGGTTGGTACGATCTTCAAATGCTTCGCGCAGACCCACTTTGTTTTTAGTGCCTTTTTCGCGAACACCTGGGTATGCAGAAAATACATTATCGGACGTATCGCCGCGCATACACTTCTCAAACAGCAGCCATTCTGGGTCCGGAATCACTTTATCTGTCTTGGTCTTTTTGTCTTGCACACGCCGCCCCTTGGCATCAAAAATGCCCGTGACCGTATGAAGTTCGTCTGTTATGCCATTGTATTGGCTTACATTGGGTGCCAGTAACTGCACAAAATCTGTATCTGATGAAATAATATAATGCTCGTCTTGTGGATGCAAAGCAATCCAACGAGCAATGATGTCGTCTGCTTCAGCTTCTGGGTGTCGGATAACACTACAGTTAGTGCTTTCAGCCAAGTATTTAGTGAAGCTATCATAGGTCTCCCAGAACAGTTTATCCTCTTCTTGTTCTGTTGCGCTGAGTGCAGCACGGGCCACCGCGCGATTTTTCTTGTAGGGTTCGTAGTAGTCCTTGCGCCACGAACGACCTTCCAGTGCGAAAACCACATGGTCCGCGGCAAACTTCTTGTGTACCTTGTTCACTGAGCTTATCACGATGTGCAGTGCATAGCCTAGTTTTTCCCAAGCGTCTGCTGAGCGGAAGACCGAATGGCGGGCACGGAAAAATGTGTTTGCTGTATCAATCAACAGATATCGCATTGGGATTCCATATGTTGTTTTCTATACAGTATTGTAACACAAAATCCGCCCAAAAGCAATGAGCTGTTTCACCGAAATGCCAAGAATCTGGTCTTACCGTATTGAATCCGGCTTCACGCAAGATCTGATCGTATGTGTATTTGTCGTAAGGTGCGATGTATGCGTTGTTCCAATCAACTTGGTGCCAGGCACCTGAACGGATTTGATCAAATGAATTGTTGCCGTTGAAGAACACATGTGGTATCTTTGCTGCGTCTAGATCCAAGTGCAGTTGCCATATTTCATCGTGCCAGTGTTGTTGACACCAAGTCCAATCTACACCGACTACAAATCGCTTGTACTGATCTGCCAGTTCTTCAGGAACCCAATCTGTGCCCGAACTACCGACCTGTAAGTATTGATCTTTGTACCACCATTCTTCTCGTTCCCAGGTGCTCCACTGGATTATTGCCAGTGCAGATTGCCAAGGCACCAAGTTCTTCATCCATTCGCGGGTGGTGCGTAGTATACGGGCATTGGATGCAGCAGATTCGGCATCGCATACCAATGTGGCGTTCAATCTATTGGCCAGTTGTTGTCCCCAACTTGCCTGAAGATTTGCAGGGTGTGGTCTTCGACCTAGTTCAGGATAGCCGTCATCCTCGGCAAAGGCTGCTGGGCTTACTGCTTCGGCAGCAGCGGTATGGCTATCGCCATTTACATACAGGAGGGTCACGATACCTCAGATCGACCGTTTCCAACATCGGTGCTGCGAACCCACATGCCACTCTTAGCGATGGCTTCTTCTTGTTCCCAGGTCTCCATGACCACATGTCTACATACATTTTGGAACCAACGGTCCACGATCTCTGCGTCAGTGTCATCCTTCTTGATCATGTATCCGGCCTTGACCAATCGTGCCACAAAGATCTCATTCCAGTCCAATTCAAATGCACCTTGATGCAAGTTGTTGAGATCCACATCCAGACTCACGATGTTCACATACGGCTCTTTTTTGTCTGTTGCGATCTGCTTGGCAGTCTTGGGCTCTTCTTTGACTTTCTTTTCTCGAGGTGCTGGGGGAGCAGACAATGCTGCCACGGCTTTTTCTTTTCCACCAAATAATCTATCAAACAGTCCCATCAGGTGCCCCATTCGTTCTTGAATAGTGGCACTTGGAGTCGATCACTGTACCGCCATCCTTTTCGCATTGCCATTTCTGCCACTGCCCTATTATTAAGAGTGTACACCCGTTCAACAC